AGTATTCACAATTCTGTTGGTGGAGAAGAACAGTATACCGATATTATCGCATGGGCTTCGGGAAACCTACCGCCTGATATTATCAAAGACTACAATGATTCTGTCGAGGCTATGAACCAAGACAAGATTATTCGTAACTTAGAGTATATGAAGTTTAAAAAGGAACAGTCAGCACCCACCGACACATCACCCCGTAGACTTGAAGGCACAGCAGCCTCTAGTGGACTACAACCATATGGTGATAAGAACGAGTGGCAACGTGCCCAGACTAACCGACTTTACGGCAAAGACGCTAAGTACACCAACATGGTGGACTCACGCTATCTAGCAGCCCGTAAACGAGGTATCCTTTAGGAATTGGGGGGATTTGCATTTCGTCTCCTTTGGCATTTCTCCCCATCACTACCCCAATTAAAGGTAGACAACTTAGCTAAGTTGTCTTACAGGTATCGCGCAATACCTGTACGGCGCTTAAACCCAAAGTAACCTTGATGCTTGTATTTATAAGTATTCAGTAGGCCCACTCACTGAGGATGCGTTCTGACGTAGTGGATAACTTAAAGATAACTAATAAAAAAAGCACTGATTACATACTACAAACTAAATCAAACATTTAAGGTATAATAAAATGGCACTAACAGTAAATAACATTGGTAACAACTCCGCTTCAACGCGCGGTCTACCAACCGATATGGACAACGCACTGCAAATCTATTACGGCTCAGTCTTGACTGCATTTGACCGTAAGCAGTTGTTCCTTGATCTTGTAACTACAAAATCAATTGACAGTGGTTCTTCTATTTCCATTCCAGTAATCGGCCAATCTGGCGATGCTGACACCAACACACACGTCCCAGGAACCGAGCTTACTATGAGCGCGATTCCAGTACGTGAGCGTATCATTAACATTGATGCACTTGAGTACTACGCACTTGCAGTAGATAAGTTTGAAGAAAAAGTTCTTCACTTTGAAACACGCGGTGAGTTGGCTAAACAAGCTGGTGAAGCTTTGGCTGTCAAGATTGACAAAGCCGTTGCTGCATTGCTCGTAGTTGCTTCACAAACATCTGGCACAATTGGCGGCTCTGCTGTACAAGGTGACGGTACTGAAGTAAACAACGATGTAATCGACTCTGGTGCTACTCCTAAAGCTAAAGGCGATGCTTTGATTGAAGCAGTCTTCGAAGCTGTAGCAGCTATGGAAGAAAAAGACGTATCTGGCGAGAAGTATCTCGTTGTATCTCCAAAAGTATTCTCTTACTTGGCCCAATCTGATGCGGTCAACAAAGACATTACTTCTGGTGACAACGGTGGTATCAACAAAGGTACAGTTATGGAAGTCGCTGGCATCCGTATCTACAAGTCTAACTATACAAACACAGACTCTACTGTGGATGTAGGCGGGACTAACAAAAAACTGAAAGCTATGATCTTCACTTCTGAAGCTGTAGCTGTAGCGAAACTTATGGATGTTACATCTGAAGTTAACTACATGCCAGAGCAACTTGCTACTTTGATGACAACATACTACTCATATGGTATGGGCGTCTTGAAGCCAGCATGTTCTTGCGTAATCACAGGCGGCAACGTCTAAACTACCCATAGGGCGTCCCCTCTTCGGAGGGGGCGTTCTGTCTATGTATAGGAATACGTTTAGGCATGGGTATCCCTATAGATAGATAAGGAATTATTAAATGACAGAAATTGATGCAATTAACAGGATGCTCCGATATATTGGAGAGCTTCCTATTCCTTCAAATGTTACTATTGACAGTTTACCAGAAGGTCACGAAGCTGTACAAGCCCGTACCATTTTGGCAGAAACGCTACGTGAAGAACAAGAAAATAAATTCTGGTTCAATACTTTTACTATTAGCTTTGTACCCGACACTGATGGGCGTATTACACTACCAAACAACGTAGTGGCTTTTGAGAACATTGAGTATTTTAAAGAAGGCGGTGATCTGTACACCAAAGAAACTATGAGTAGTGTCTTTACAGAAGCAGTTGAGCTAGTAACACGCCTTGAGATTGCTTTCGACAACATCCCAGACATCTTCCGCACCTACGTTGTGCTTGTAGCCTCTAAGCACCTTCATGTCTACTTGAATGGTGATGAGACCACACAGCGTGAGTTGGAAAACAAGATCAATCTACAGCGTGTTAAGTTAGAACGCGAACATCTGAAACAATCTAAGTTTAACTTAGTGCGTGGTAATCGCCTTATTGATCGCGGTACTAATCCCACACCAGTCATTTAGGAGCAGTAAATGCCTAAGATTAACAAAGTTTATCCAGCGTTTTTCAATGGCGTTACACAGCAAAGCCCAGAACTTACTTTGGACAGCCAATGTAAAGAAATGCGTAACTGTGTGCCTGACCTAGTAGTTGGTCTAACTAAACGCCCTCCCGTCACTCACACTAAAACTCTTACTTATGCAGCTAACCCAGAGATGGAAACAGCAGAAATCTTTCACACGTATGACCGTGGCGAAGACAACGAAGAATATATCTTTATGATTTCTGACGTTGCTGCACACCCTCTACATGTTTTTCACCGAGATGGTGAAGAGATGAATGTGGTCTATGACGCTGCGACAGAAACAACTGTTAAAAACTATCTGCTGAATGGTGCTTTAAAAGGACTTACAGTACAAGATAGAACTTGGGTATTCTCAAAGAATGCTGTTGTAGGTATAGACTACACTGCTACAGCACCTTTAAGCCTAGACTACGATAAAGCAGCTTTCTATTGGTTAAAGCGCGGTAGTGGTGATCGGTATAACCCGTACAACTACGCAGTATATCTTAATGGTGTTGCTTATGAATGTAATCCTAACAAACCTAGTGGTGCTACCGACGATCCTGCTACTGGTTTTGAAAACTCTGATTTTGCTGCCAACTATCTACAAACTATTATTAATGGTGTTGCTGGTTTTACAGCTACTGTTATTGGCTCGATTCTTAAAATAACACGTGCTGACAACGCTGACTTTACATTTAGTACATGGGACTCATGGGGCAACCAAGCTTCCGAAAGCTGGAAAGGTGCTGTAAACAAGATTACAGACTTACCTAAAGACATGCCGTTTGATGATGTGTATGTAGAGATTAAAGGCCAAGACCAAGCAAGTTTAAACTCTTACTTTGTTAAGTGGGCTGAGTCCTCTTGGGAAGAATGTTTAGACCCTAAAGCGGATCGTGGCCAGCTTACTAATATGCCTATTAAGATTGACCGCATTAGCCTTGTTGCTGGTGTAGCTACTTTTAAAGCTGATCTAATTGATTGGGCAGTGCCTCGCGTTGGTAATCTAGACAACAACCCTGATCCTTCTTTTGCACCTACTCCCGAAGGTATTACAAGTACTGTTCAAGACTTATTCTTTTATAAGAACCGTCTAGGAATTGCATCACAAGACAGCGTTGTTCTTTCAGAAACAGCCAGCTATACAAACTTTTACATAACAAGTGCTATTGATCTACTCGACTCAGATATGATCGACATTACAGTAGCTACTAACCAAGCCAGTAAGATTTACTACGTTAAACCATTTAACAACTCTTTGTATATCTTTACAAAGTATGCTCAATACGAACTGATTAACCAAGGGGCATTTGGGCCTAACACAGTATCTTTGAGCAACGCTAGTAACTATCCAATGGCTATTGGAGTAGAACCTGTAGTAGTTAACGATAGTCTTTACTTTATTTCAACTACAGACAACAGACAACAGCTACGTGAGTATATTAAAACAGACACACTATCAGTTAAAGGTATTGACCTAAATATTAGTACACCAACCTATATGACACAACCTGTTAAATCTTTGGTTGTTAATGGTGTTCTTGGTTATGTTCTATGCTGCACAGATAGTAATCTAGTTTATCTATACAACTATAAAGAGGATGGTGAAAAACGTATTCAATCTTCTTGGAACACATGGCAAGTACTAAATGGGCTAACAACTACAGCATCCAGCTACCAGTATAACGTAATTGATTCTTTTGTAACTATTGCTTGTAAGACAGCAACAGACTTTAGAATGCACGAACTACAGCTTGACTATAACGTACAAAATCAAAACGT